GCAATATCACGTTGCTATATATCGTAAGCGGCATTATGTATTCCTCGCCATTGCTCTCTGTAGCGACAACCCAACCTCCGCCGCGATATTTGTTTGCGTTCGTCGATCTACCTGCCCGCTTATTGCGAAGTTGTTATTAACCACCATTCCGCCACTATTCGGCATAATGTTTCCGCCCTTACTACCAGTCATCAAATACTGGCTCCCACCTTGCTCGAATATCTCCGGTCCGCGTTCATTAACCTTGTAAAGACTATTCGGCGCAACCGGTCCGCCTGTCGCTTTGCCTCCGCCAAACAACGAGCCGAAGAAACTGAATATCCCGCCAACACCACCTGATCCGCCCATGTCGCCAAACAACGATTGTGCGATCTTTTGCGACGCGATCTTTGATATTTGCGACACGATACTATTCGCAAAATCATTAAATGCTTGCGTCGCTGTTTTCGTCCCATCGATGAATCCGGAAAAGGCATCAGAAAACGAATCGGAGAATATCGATTTCATTTTGTCCGCGACTGGATCGGCAGTTGCCGCCAATTGCTCTAACGCTACCTTTGCCTTTTCTGCACTCAGAATAAACGCCTTGTTTCCAGACGCATCAGCTATTGCTTTATGTGCCTCGACAATCGCATCCATTTGTGCGACCGCCCCTTGTCTCGCTTCGCCCAACTTCTGCAATGCCTCTAGTTCCGTGACCGCGCCTAGCTGACGACTAATCTGGATTCGATCTTCAGCGATCTGCAAATAACCCAATATCTGATTTTCATCAGTCATCTGCTTGTTAATATCAGCCTGTGCAACTGTATAAGCGCGAAGCTGTGCGACTGCCTTTACCGCATCCTGATTGCCTTCAGCGGTAAACATCTTCAGCATCTTTTCATTCGACAAGTCAAACTTCATACCAGCCGCCGCGCCGAGGTTACCTTGTAGCTCTAAGACTTGCGCATTGACATTCTTCACCGCATCGGCCAAATCCTCCTGCGCTTGCGCTTCCTTGATGCTCATCTCAGTAAGAGATATGTTCGCGTCTCGCTGTAGCTTTGTTTGCTGTGCCAGCAGATCGTTTATCTTGCCCTGTGCATCAGCTCTATCTGACGGCTTAAATGCAGCGCGCTTGTATTTCTCAAGCACCGCGATCTGTGCGGCATAATTAGCTGCTTGATCTTTCGTCGCCTCGTCGAGAATGTTCCTTTGCGTGTCATAGTAATTCCTGATCGAAATAAGACCTTGCGCATTGAACATGTCGAGGAACTTATTGCGTTCAGACATCAAACTAGCTATCTGCGCGTTCTGCCCCTGCATCGCTTTTACTTGATTATCTGCGAGCTTCTTTAGTTCCATCGAGTCAATTGATAGGCCAGATATATTTAGCGTCGGCCTGTTAGGCTTACCCGTTTTTGCCGCATCTTCCGCAGCCTTTTTAGCCGCTGCAAGATTTGCCTCGAATTGTCTTCCAAATGTAGGACGCATTAATATATCGTCTTGCGCCTTTCTCATGTCGTCTAAATCCTTTTTTGCCTTCGCAAACTCAAAATCAACGACATTTAATCTCGCCTTTCCAAGCCCATCCATCGTCACAGCAATAAGTTTCAAGATTCTGATAACCCCATCGCCTGAATCAATAACAAATGCAAACGCTCTCCCCGTATTTTCCGCGAATGCCTCCATCGCCCTATTTGCTTTTAGCTTATCTGCTTCCTTTCCAAGTCCAAGCACACTTAATATCGTATCCTCAAACGTTTTTTGCAACGCCTCCATCGTCGGGATTGCATTAACGCTCAACATTTGCGCGTACGTCGTTAATCGGGATTGCAATGCCGCAGTTGATTTTTTGAATTGATCCGCAGCCGCGATCTGTTCGCTCGTTAGCGTTATATTTCGCTTCGCGCCGCCAGCCAGATCATTCAATATCGGTATTAATTCTGCCCCCGACTTTCCGAACAACGCAACCGCCACAGCCGTCTTAGCCGATCCATCTTCGAATTCTGCCATAGCCTGGGCGATAGCATCGATCTGGTCGACTGGCGATTGCTTCTTAAAGCTTTCAAAGTTCAGCCCAAGCGCTTTAATGCCCTGCGCTACACCAGCCGACATATCATTCGTCGTTGATAGCGCCTTCGTGAGTTTTATCGATGCTGTTGCGAACGTATCCAGCGAAACGCCAGACACATCTGATGCGAGTTTTATTGATGCAACCGCCTCCGCTGTATCTCCGATCTTTTCTGCCAACCCTTGAAAGTCGGCAACCTTTCCTATCTGATTATTCATTGCCGCAAATGCCGCAACCGCAGCCGCTGACATCGCGGTAAATGCAATCGCAACAGATTTGCCCGCTGTCGATATTGCTTTATCAATCTCGGCTGCAGTTTTCTTAGATTTCCTTCCGGCCTTGTCCATGCCCTGTTCGAAGCCGCCGATCTTCGCAACCAAATCAACAGTAAGTGTGCCCAAGCTGGCCATTATCGATTCACCTTTTTAACGCCGAGCGCCTTGGCAATGTCATCGATGCTCGCGGCGTCAGATTCTTCATGGCGTGGCAAGAAGTCCGCATATTCCGCATTGCCGCCCATTGTTCTATTGACCTGAAATTGCAAGCGAGCCATAGCTACATCACCTCTCGTCCCTTGATTTAATGATCCTCTCTTCTGCATATACGCGAGCCACGATAAATACTCATCGTGTGTCATCCTTAACTTCGCCTCTGCTATCGTTCTGCCGCCGATGCCATTCAATACCAGCTCGTGCCATACCTCATCGGCGGCCGTTAGTTTTTTGCTTTCGCGTCCCCCGTTCCATTGACTTCATTGATCGCCACAATAAACGCTGTCGCTAATCCGGTATCAAGTTGATACGCCTCGTCGTACGTTAGCGTTTCCTTTCCACCCGGCCCTAGCCTAATGGACTGGCTGATGTAGTCTGCCGACTTGCTACGGTCCTTCTCACCAGACCATATCGCCTCTATGGTGCCGAATGATTGCCGCTTGACGTAGATATCAAAGGTATCCGATATCTCCTCGCCTGCGTCGTTCATGCGCGTCCATGTGACTTCCTTTTTTATCGGCGCGAGCGGAACAAACCCGCCTTTAGCTTTTAGGTCATTTATGTTCATAGCTTAGGTCTTGGGTACGAGGATCGGGAAGTCTGATACCTGAACAGACACATTAGACTGCACCACCGCATTCAATGCGAAGTCAAACGGAAGGTCTGAGACGTAACCGTTAAACGTGATATACGTGCGCGTAGCCGCGAGAACAAAATCACCCGAGCTATCAGCAGTCGGTACCGCCGTGCCATCCGACCAACCAAGTGCCCAATTCACTTTAGTCCCCGCGACATACAACTCATGCAGTCGCGTATGCGACGCGTCATCAGGATCGAAATTAATCCCGAATGTCGCAGCGCCAGGAGTCGCCATGCCGGCTTCATACGTCCGAGCCGATGAGTCAAGGCAAGTGGTTTCGATCTGGTCACGTGCCGCCGTAAGACCATTGATCGTTGTAACACAACCCACTTCAATAACGCTGTCATCTACTGGATCGATGAAGTAAAGCTCTGTTCCTTGCGTTTTTACTGCCATGATATTTTACCTCTCAGAAATTCGCCCCAATATGGGCGGTTTAATTTCTGCGAGGCAATTGGCGCACGTTAAGTACGCCGCGAGGCAGTGCTACTTGTTACTGCTTGTTTAACCACTTCTCCCAAGCCGTTATACAGCCTTTGAGAAGTCGGATCAATGTCTGGTGTAGTTCCTTTGTCACTTCGTTCATCTCGATAACCACCACTGGCAATCGAATCCATATCGATAGTTCATTGTATCAAAATCTCGTGATTCACCGTGCCACGCTGTTACATGCGCGTGTGGTTCTATAGCATCGCTTAAAGCCTTGCCTACCTGCCGAGCAACAGCGGCACTATCGGCATACACATCAACCTGTATTCCTACCGAGTCCATATCCGGCAAGCTTCCTACGTAGTTCTCCGGCGATCCAAATACCTGCTGCCATACCGCATACGGTTTCGGTGTGTTCTGATCCGCCAGCCCGAACGAATAGAACCTGAGCGGCCCTGATCCTGACTTAAGCAAAGCTTGTACCGCCGAGACATTAACCGCAGAGAAGATAGGAACTATCATTTGCCGGCCTTCTTGATTGCCTTATCAATTGCATTTTTGTACGCATCAGCAAAAACATCGGTAGTTTCTTGGAGGTGATCCATCAATGCCTTGCGTAAAAATGGCCGCGCTGCCATCTTCTCTGTTCCAAATTCAAGGAACCGCCAATAGTACGTATCTCCGCCTGGGTTCGCTGCACCTTTACCTTTAACTTCACCGCTCGCCTTCGCATATCCTCTAGCGCCACCAAGCACCCCTATCCTGAAGCCAAGATCGCCTGTTGATTTATATCGACGTCCGTTCCATCGAGTGGTTATGTTCTTCAGAATACTTTCTGATGTCCTCGGATCGTCAATCTTCCGTGCGTTCTGCTTTGCCGCCGCGACTACATTATTCGCGGCCTTCCTGAGTGCTGATCTGCCGCCCTTGTATCTGGTGTCATGCTTCACAGAGTTAAACTTAGCTAGCAGCTCATCCAGCCCTTTGATATTGACATTATTGGCCATTATCATTCACCCCGTCCGATACCAACAGAGTAAGGTATCTAATGCCGCTGTTCTTGTCCGGCAATACCGCTTCAATATTGTATATCTTCCCATCCTCAACAATCCGCATCCCGGCATTCACACCAGCCAAATATCTGATTGTGATCCTGGTCGAAACCTTAGACTGATTCGCTTGAGCGGCGATAAACTCTTTACCGGATAACGGCTCAACCGCAGCGGCAACGCGATCAAATGTACTCCATTCTTTGGACGTCTCGCCGGTCTCAGAATTCTGCACGACGTCGCCGTTTGAATCCACGACGTAATCGTACGACTCAATATCAACTCGGTGCCTTAGTTTTGGCGATAGCATCAGATCCCCAATTGCTGACGATAGGGCATTAGGAGAGTCTCGGCACATGCGCGAAGCCCTTGGATCTCTACCGCGTCCGCCGCGTCATATTTGGATCGCACCAGGAAGAACACCGCCGAATAGATGCTAGGAACTAATTGTGACTCTGATGTAATCTCGCTTGTCGGCGCAATCGTAGGCAATTGATCTGTGTCAAGGAACTGTAGCGCCTCGTCCTCCGCAGCATCGAGCAAGATTTGCAGCAACGAGTCATCATCATCTTGCGTGATCCTCAGATCCTCTTTGATCGTCGCCACAGTGATTATGCTCATTTCTGTACCTCGAATGATAACCACGTATCTTTAACGTGCTTTATGTCCGCGCCACACCTTACAAGCTCATCAAGCGTCTCAGTGACCTGTACCACAGGCAAGCAATTGTCATCGTGAAATATAATGATACCACCATTACGGACAGCTTTCTTCGCTAGAAAATAATCGTTTAGAACCCCTTCTTTTGAATGATCCGCATCAATAAAGACTGCATCGCACTTCGGTATCGAATCAAGATCAAAGCCGCCACGTGGCTTAACGATGAGCTCAAACCGAGGATCTTGCAATGCAAGCTCGCCAGGTACAGTTGGTACTTCCCTTCGCTGGCATGGCATATTTGTTACATAATCATGAGTCACATCAATTCCTATATAACGATTGATGCTAGGCATGTTGCGTAAAGCCGCTGCGGCCGTCCGACCATTGTTGCAGCCGAACTCAACTATCACCTTCGCGCCGACGAATTCATAAAGATCGAGCAAGATCGATAGTTCGCCAGGATTAAAGTAATCTGTCGGAAATCCCGACAAGTCATACTTGCGCGGATTGATGATGATCGACTCCCTATTACGCTTAACTCCCATTTATGAATCCTCTTAGCTCATCAACCGTCGAATGCGGTCGCCCTGACAACAATGGCGCTTTAACCGGTTCTCCTACAACAGACCACGGAATACCGAATGCATCGCACGCTTGCATCCTCGTATCTGATCCAATAACCGAAACCCTGCAACCATTCATCGCTGCCGGGATAGCCGAATGCAACCGATATGATATAAGTTGATCAGTCTTCGAGAAGCAATCAATCATCTCTTCAATGCTCGCAAACACCTCGGATTCAACACCGAACCCGATGCACCATTCCTTATCGGCCCCGTTTAATACTCGAACCTGCCACCCATTGTCTCGGTAATGCAACACGGTATCAACATCATCGATGAATATACACGGAATGATTACGCGGCCACATCTGTGCGAATTATTTACGAACGATACAGACCACGCGCTACAACAAGGCAACTTTATGGACCGAATCCCGAACATCTCATTTATCCGCTGCGTCCTGGAGTCTCTGGTTATCGCTCCAGCAAACCGTCTTATCTTGTTCGCCAGTATCAGATTACGCGATCTATTAAGCATCGATATCGCATCCTCATCAACGCTCCGGCCGACTGACGTACCTGATCCAGCCCACAAGTCAAACATGGGCAGACCTATCGACTCCATTTGATCGATTAGCCCTTCATACAACCATCCGCCCGCGTCAGTGTATGCGTCATAGCGCGGATTGCCTACAAGCATTAGCGCATCACATTGCTTCGCGTTCTTAATATCCTGCTCGTTCCACTGATCAAACATCGGCAAGGAGACGAACTCGGGATTACCAAGCGCCAGCGAAAGCAAAGACCGTGCGCCTTTGTTGATGAAATAAAATCCTGGGTTACAAGCGCCGTCAAAATACGATATAGGCTCTACCATTCCAAACTTCATTTATTGGACTCCGTGAACTGATCGAGCATCGACATGGCCTTGCGAATATCAATGGTCTTGACACATCTGTGGGTATGACTGAAACACTCACAAGGCTTTATCGTATCAATCCCGAGATAAGGCGCGAAGGCTGCACCCGCCGAAAAGGAGCGCGAGTTTTCATACCCACCAAATACGCACGTAACCGGAGTACCGACAGATTGAGCAAGTATCACCGCGAATCCCGGAGATGTATAAACAAGGCTTGATCGCTTAAACAATGCGGACAATAGCTCAACGTCCAACTCCCCGGAATGATAGGTACGATCAACATCAACATCTTCGCTTGTGATCCACTCCTTGCCGTCTTCAATGTCTGCGATGCTTACGACAAAATACTTATCCCGAATCGATCTATATAGTCTCGCATATGATCGACTGTCAGGGTTTCTGTTCTTGCATCCGCTCCACTCTGTCCGCTCAACCAGAGGGCGATAAATCATGATAGGCTTGCTTGGTTTCCACTCACGTATTAACTTGTCTGCTCGCGTTGCCCACTCGTTATGGATTGGTAGCGAGAAGTCCTCCGGCTTAGTTCCGCACTGCGCAGACATCGCCGCCAATACCGACCCATGCTTTCTCACAAGGTCCGGCGCGTAAGCCACCTGCAACTTACGCGACAATGCCGGAGCATAGCCAGTTATAAACCTATCAGATTCTCGCTTAGCGTTCTTAGCCTGCGTCCTGAGCTTTGATCCCTTACTGATTAGGTTGATGTCAAGATCATGATACAAACATGGCCACGGAGTTTCTAGCCATACATCATACTGTGTCATCAACTGCTTTACTATTGACCGCTGATGCAGGTTGTCACCCAACCCATGCATTCCGTTTATTACAATCGACGGCTTAGTCTTAAGAGCTACATCAAGTGACTCGCGTTTGAAACACGCTATCGCAGTTTCCCTGCTTGCGTTGATTACTTCCGCACCGTTTAACTCTTTCACGATCCGTGAAAACTGCTCCGGCCACTTATGCGCTACGCCAGCATTGCCTAACTTGGCAGGGTGATCTGCGTGCCAATGAGCTTTGCCTTTCGTTTTCTGGCCGTCGTATCCTATCAACACTATCCGCTTCGCACCAAAGAATGCAGCAAGTGATATCGCACCAGCTCCCGAGTTTTGACCATGTGGGAATATTATCCTTTCGACACCATCCACAGGAGAAATAGAACACAACCGACCACTAAATCTGTCTTTAACCTCTGCCATGTATTGCAACCACCATGCCGCATCCATTGCATACAGCACATCAGCCCACGGCGCAGCCTTGAAGCTGGTATTAACAACGATTACTCCCCGCGATGCTTTGGCGGCCTTCCACGCTTTGACTTTTGCACAATCGTCTGCGGTAAGGCTGGGGCCACTGGCGATGCAAACGATTTCTCGCCAATGGCCGTATAAGGGTCATCCTTGCCCATGTCAATACGTACTAATCCCTTCTTCGCTAGCGCGTGCGCATGTACGTCGCTGACCGTCATAACGTCACCTCTGTGCCGAGATCCGTTATGCTCAAAATCCTCTATCGCAATTACCTGCATTCCCATCCCCTTAAAACAGGGAGAGCCGAAGCCCTCCCTGGTTCATTACGCTGAAGCCGGCAGCCCAGAGAAGTCGCCCTTAACAAACGAGGCAGGACGATACACCGTCAGAGCTACGCGCTCTTCGCACAAGATCGTTACCATGTTTTTTACGAAGTTGTCGCGGTCCTCAGTCGAAATCGTAACGGAAATATCTTCACGATCCCAACCCTGTGCGCCTTGCTGGAACGACCCAACCAAGAAGGTATTTGCCGACATCGATTGCGTAGCCACGACCGGGCGGCCCCACAAGCCAGGAGCTGCAAGACCTCTCGGTGTTGCAAACAGATACGCATTGTCAGTCGTCTTGGTGAGCTCTATTTCAGCCCAATCAATCGGATTGATAACGATACCGTCTGCGTCGTACTCGGCGAGTACGACTTGCAGCAAGGCAATGCGCAAGCGGTCAATCGCGGTTTCTTTCTGGATAGTAACGCCAGGATTAGAATACGCCGTCGCTTGAGTGTAGATACCGTCGATGTTCAAACCAGTACCCGACCCCTTGAGCAGCTGCGCCTCTTCCTTCAGCTTCAGACCATAACGTAGCCGACCATCGATGTAGCTTTGCAGCATCGGCGCATCAGCAAGCACCTGACGCGATGCATGCAGCCAGTGCGCAATCGTCGCAACAGCCGCCGAGTCTTGCTCGAACGTTATGTTAGATTCCGGTTTGTTACTGACCGGATTTTCCGAAACCACATCCGCGCTGTTCGTAAAAACCAACTCACGAACGAACTCGATGCTATTAGATACAGTCCGGCCCCATGACAGCAGATCCCGAACGGTAAGGCGTTGCGTAACAGGCGCGACCATTCCGACGCGTGTCGGCTGGATAAGATCAGCAGCAGACCCAGATCCACTCGTCACAGTCGCCTTGATGGACATCGAAAAACTACCTTTCGCGCCACCGGATGCGCGACGCGCGAAATCTTCGAACCCGTCGGCACTGGTAAAGGCTTCGCCCATGCTCTGAGGAATAGCAGGCCCATTGCCGACATTGTCCAAACTAACTAACAGTTGCTCGGCAGCTTGCAGTCGTGCCTGTAGCTCACCTTGAGTTATAAGCAACTTATCGACCGATGCTTTTGTTTCTTCCGACAGTTTGGCATGACTCTTAATCTCCTTTTCGGATTGCTCAGCAAACAGCTTCAGTCCATCGCCAACCTCTTTCAAGCTAGCGTTGATGGTCTCTATTTCTTTTTCAATTTGAGACATGATTGATTCCTTTAAAAATATTGATTGATGCGGCAAGTGCCGCTGTTTTACTCAAATCGACGGCACCAAGCGCATCGAGTCCGGTAGCCTCAGGCGTACCGCTGCCAGTGGTATCACGCGCACTAGCTCTTATTTCATTCAATAACGTCTTCCGTTCGTTTCGTGGCATCCCTGCCTTGGCTAACGCCAGATCAAACTTTCGAGCCGCATAAGATGCATTCTTAGATCCCGACTCGCTTTTTACTGAATCCGTATCAAGTAGAGAATCAGCGAACCCCTGATCTACTGCATCTTGTCCAGTGATCCATGTTTCCTGATCCATCATTTTCAATGCGTCCTTTTCCGTAATCCCGGAACGATCCGCATAGATCCCAGCCATTGCACGATCAAACGGTTCAAGAGTAGTGGCAATCTCCATCATGTCGTTTCGATTCCCCATCGCGACAACCCATGCATTATGGATCATCAAGAATCCAGCCTTCGCAACTTGTATCGTATCGCCAGCCATCGCAATCAACGAAGCCGCCGAAGCCGCCAATGATAATACCTTGACCGTTACTTGACCTTCGTATTCCTTGAGGACGTTGTAGATAGCTATCCCCTCGAACATATCACCGCCTGGGGAATTGATATTGATTGTTACATCTTTACCCTTCATCGTCCGAAGTATTCCGCCGATTCGTTTCGCGGTAACTCCTTCTCCGGTCCAGTAATCCTGCCCGATAACATCCATGATGCTGATCGAGTTATCAGCTTCAGCAGCAGCATGAATAGATGGATTCCATCGCTCCAATGCGCGAGGCGTTAGATCGTAGCTTACTCGCGCTCGAAGATCATCAATCGATAGTTTCATTTTGCTTTCCTATCTCGTCAAGAGGTGCCAAAGCTAATTGCACCGTGAGTACATCTGCATTACCACCCCTCGCCGGCAGGTTTTCCAACTCTCGCACTTCATCTCTGGTCATTATGCCATTATTTACCATCTGCGCTTCATACGTCGCTCGCGATGCCGAATCGGCTCGCAACAATCCCTCGACGCTAAACTCCGCGTAATACTTCATCTGATCTTGCGGGCTCATCAAATCTTTACGGATTGACTGTTCTATTCGAGTCAGCCACGGCCTAAGCGTAAAGGTTAGAAACCCAATCATTTGTTGTTCAATCCCGGTGCCCCAACTTGTAGAGTTAGCTGTGTGTCCGACCATGTGCGGCGGTACGCGAAACCATCTGCAGATCTCCTCTACGCTGAAACTCCGAGACTCCAATAACTGCGCATCTTTCGGATTGATGCCGATCATCTTGGCATCCATGCCACCTTCAAGCAGCGGAGACTCACCAGCATTCATCGCTCCACTAATCGCCTTCACCGCAGTCCTGAAGTCGTCGCGTTGATCCTTCTGTATTACCCGATCAATTGTAAAGGCAACCGTCGGTAGCAATCCTTTTTCAAATGTCGAATTAGATGCATTGCTCGCCGCAAGCGCAGACCCGAATATCCCAGACCCGTACTCAATCGCCGACAATCCCCAATTGCCATCAGTAGTGAAACCGGGAATTCTAAATATGTTTTTGTCTGGAATATCTCGTTGAGTACCATCAATCTCCGTGTAGGTCCATTTCAGTTTGCCATTAACCCGTGATACTGATAATCGAGATGGCACAAGAAACATAAGGGAAACAAGTCGATCATTGATGTATTTTTTTTCAGCGATGCCATTACCACGCAGCAGCATGGAAACTATCATCGCTTCCCAAAATACCGCAGAGGTAGATGATGGATTCGGCTGTATTCTGATTATCGAATTGAGCGGATGCGTGACGGCAAGGACTCGTCCTGCATTTGTCCGCTCGTAGATCCCTATCGGAAGAGTAGAGATAGTTTCAGCAATAATTCGCGCACACGCCCACACAGACGAAAGCTGAAGTATTGTTTTCTCGCTGACGATCTGACCCGCTGCGCTGGTTGTATTGTATTGCGACCAGTACGCCGTATTTGTTAGATCAATTGGCATTCCGAGCCAACTTAGAATCGCTGCCTTGACCTTGCCGATCTTTGCTGCGCTGTTTATCTTCATGGGCCTTTACGCAATAATGGGATCGAAGTAAAACGCGCTAATATCCTCTTCAATCTCTTCGACGTTTATTGCTCGTCCCATTGCCATGAGCAAGGCGGTCATGTCATCAATCTTCTCGTTCGACTTCTTTTTATCCGGAGCAGTATTCATGTTCTGGTCCGTGCGCGCAATCAAGTTAGACGCGCACCAGTTTAACACAGGGTCATTTCCATGCGCTAGCTTACCCGACATATAAGATCTTTCCAACTCCTGCATCGCAGGGTGATAGCTCTTTGGTCCTTGAATAAACTCTACAAGAGGCACTTCTTCCGCTTCAAGCTTCTGTACTAATTGCGCGGCATTCCACCTATCAAATCCAATAGACTTAATGTTAAACCTTTTCTTTGACTCAACGATTGTATTAAACACCGCGTCATAATCGGTAACCTCAATCCCCGCTTCGATCAATTTGCCAGATTGCACCCATGCTTGATAGGGGACCAATCCTCTTTCCGTTCTGCCGTGAATCGCAGCACCGGGGACAAACCGCCAACCATGTGTGTACCACACATCATCGACATGCCACACAAGCCGAAAAGAGGTTAAGTCACGCGTACTAGCGAGGTCCAATCCGCCCCAGCATGGGAATGGCCGAAGATACTCAAGATCAACAGCGGCGGTACATTGTCGCCATTTAACCAAGTTGATCCATCCGCCAACAGCAGCAGATGAACGATTCAATCGCTTGATTTTGAACTCCGCATGCCGACCAGGCATTGCCTTAGCCTCGATTGCTTCCTTGCGAATTTCCTTCAACAATAGAGGATTGACCTCCATCAATGGATTCGCCTTGATCCACTTCGACTCGTCGAAGTCATCGTCTGCGGTTATACCTTCTGCCTTGTTCTCATCATCAACGGCAAAGTACAACGCGAGGAAGTGATCAGCCTCGACTATCCCATCCATCAACTGTTTAGCAAAGTGTCTGATTTCACTCCACGGTCCAGGGCTTTCGTAACCCTCGGTAGTCGTATAGAGAAATAGCGGGTTCCGCCTTGCACCTGCCGCCGACTTCAGCACATTTAGCAAGTCGTGCGTCTTATGCGCGTGAATCTCATCTATGCCACAGTGCGACGGATTCAATCCATCTTGAGTGCTGGCCTTTGAATTGATAGGCTTGAACGTGCCACCAACCTCATACCGAGCAATTGCGTTTGCGAACGGCTCAAGAGTAAAGGCGTCGCGCAGATCTTTTGTCTTCTCTACCATTCGCTTTGCAACGTTGAACACGATACGTGCTTGCGAGCCTGTAGTCGCCGCGCTGATTACCTGCGGCCCGTTCTCATCTTCGCAGCAAAAGCAATAAAGTAGGATTGCCGAACATAATAGACTTTTGGCGTTCTTCCGCCCGACAGCGAATAAAGCCGTCGTGAATCTTCTCGTTCCGTCGTGATTTCGAAAGCCGAATAGTTGCACCACGAAAAGCACATGCGCCGGATGCATGACGATGTTATTCGTATCCCATGTACCTTCTACGTGTGGAAGCTTTTCGATAAAGTCGCAAGCATCAATGGCGTGCCAAGGATCAAAGACAAACGTCGCGTTCTTATCCGTTGCTCGAGCTAAATCATCAATGAACCGCTTTGCGGCGAGCCGGACCCACTTGCCGAAACGCTTACGGTCGGTATCCTGGATCGCTTCGTTCGCGTAATCTACCGCGATCTTTACGTAGTCACGCTGTACGCTTGCCATTCTTCGAGAATTTGTTCTCGTCTGGTTCCGAACTCATCGACCGAACTTTCCCCTGTGATACCGGCGTCAGCCCGAAGTCATTGATAAGGTTTCGATATTGTGAAACCATCGAGGCAACCGGAGCTTCACCCGCCGCCCACAACTGCACTAACTTGCCGTGAAGCGAGCAAAGCATCCCGAGCGCAGAAACTCCCGCTTCAGTCAATAGCTTATTCGCCACAAGAATCGGAGCCAGCCGGTCCCATTCTTTTATCGCGTGAGCATTCGGCAACCAGTCGGGCGCAGCTGGTGTGCTTGATACTGCAACGAACTCTACATGATCTATAACGGCACGGTCTTTGCGCTCCGTTCCGGCTACCATTTTCAAACTCGTTGGCTTACGTGGTCGGCCTTGCATGGCGTCCTCAATCTAGAATCCTAATTTTGACTGTGCGATTAAATGGC